GGTTTCCCCCACCTGATCATGCGGATCGGTCAGGCCGGTCTTGATACAGTGCTCCAACAGCGTGTGGCTGTGGGTACCGTCAATCGCGGCTGGACCGCTACCCTCGTCGGGGTACTTGGCTTCCTCTCGAATCGAGCCGGGGCACAAGGCCCAACGGCTACGCTTGGAGGGTGACAGTTGGGCGTGGCCGCTCATTTGAGTGCTTCAACACCAGCGAACAACTGACCATAGTGCTCGGGCTTCACATCGTTGATGTTCTGGTAGCCGAGGTTGGTCAACACACCCTGGATCATGGCACCTTTTTGTGGGCCAAGCGCCTTGTATGCGCCCATCACGTAGTCGATCAGACCCTTGCCGTCGGTGAACGGTGCGCCGCTGGCCACTGGTGCTGGAGCGGGTGCTGTGAAGGCAGGGGGTGCGGGCATGGCGGGGGCTTGTGCAACGGGTGCGGCCACTGGTGCAGGTGCTGCAACGGGTGCCTGTACCACTGGTGCGGGGGCTTGCGCAACGGGTGCTGCTGGAGCTACATTTGCAGACTCCAGTTTGGCAGTCAGGGCAACCACGGCGGCGGTCAGGGCTTCAATTTTGGCTTCGATTGACATAGATTTTCTCCAAAGAGTTACGGATTACGGGAGGCTGGATGGTGATGCGGTCTTCTACAAACGCATCGATGAGTTCACGCAAGACATCGGACGGTGTGCTAAACCTCGATGCCTTCGCATGAAACTTGGCGCGTGTCTTGTCGGTCACCCGGGCCGACAAGTACGCTGATTTGGATTTTGGTGTCATGGCTTTAAAAATTCCGTGATTCAATGTTGTGATTGTGGCACAACTGAGATACACTTGTCAAACAGTTTGAAAAATATTTTTCGGAGCACTTGCATGACGACCAAAGAAAAAGCCCCGGTGGTAAGCCGGGGCCAAGTGGAGACTCACAATGAAACGTCGGCAACTGCGATCACCAACAAGGCGAGTGTATGACAGCAACACATATTGTGCAACAGCACCCTGCATCAGTCGATGCGTACATCAGACACGGCTGGAGCCTTGTGCCCATCCCTGCGAACACCAAGGGGCCGCGCACACCCGGGTGGAACCTCAAAGAGAACGCCCTGAAATCCCAAGGTGATCTACCCCAAGGCTACGGCATCGGCTTGGCCCATGCGTACAGCGGCACGATGGCCTTGGACATCGACAACTGGACCGTGACCACCAGCCTGCTGGCCGAGCATGGCATCGATCTGCAAGCCCTGTACGACGCGCCCGATGCGGTGGTCATCCACTCGGGCAAGGCGGGCCACGGCAAGCTGTTGTACGCCATGCCCTTCGGTGCAGCGCTGCCATCGAAGAAGATCATCCACAACAAGATCACGGCCTACGAGTTGCGCAGCGCCACGGTCAGTGGCCTGACGGTGCAGGACGTGCTGCCCCCGAGCATCCACCCTGAGACACGACAGCCCTACCAGTGGGCTGGCCGTGGGCACTGGACCCGCATGCCCATGATTCCGCAGGCGCTCTTGGACTTGTGGAGCGGCATGCTGTCGCAGGACAAAGAGCGCACCATCGCCACCGATGGATCGGTTGACGCCTCGTGGGAAGAGATCAGGCAGGCACTCGACGCTGTGCCCGCTGACTGCACCCGTGACGAGTGGGTGTCCATCGGCATGGCCCTGCACTGGGCCGGTACCCAGACAGACCAGCTTGAGCAGGCGCTTGGCCTTTGGAACGAGTGGTCGGCACAGTCACAAACCAAGTACCCAGGTGAGCGCGAGATCATCACGCAGTGGGTCAGCTTCAAGCCCGACAAGGCGTCAGCGGTCAAGCTGGGCACCCTGTTCCACATCGCCAAGCAGCACGGCTGGCACAGACCCATGCCCGATGCGTCCGAGTTGTTCAGCAAAATCGAGATCCCGGTCATGCAGCCGCTGGACATGCTCGATGGCCTGCGCCCCAAGCCCCCTGAGATGGACATGTCACTGTGGCCCGGGGTGCTGCGCCAACGCTCGCAAGAGATTTCAGAAAGCGTGGGCTGCGACCCTTTGGTCCCTTTGTTCGCTGGGTTGGCCGCTGTCTGCGGGGTCGTTGACGCCCGCACCCGGCTCGAACTCATGCCCGGGTTTAGGGTGCCACCGGTGCTGTGGCTCATGACCTTGGGTGACCCAGCGGACAAAAAGTCGCCAGGTTCGCGGCCCATGCTCTCCCCGCTCAAGAACATCGAGGCCGAAGACCGGCCACGGTACAACAAAGAATTGCTGGACTGGGAGGGCAAAGAGGCGGCCTACGCTGGTGCCAAGAAGTCGTTCCTTGAGTGGTCGGCCAGCCCCGATGCGCTGCTGGGTGCTGACCAAGCCCCATCGGTGCCCGAGATGCCAGCGCAGCCGGTGCCCCTCAAGATCACCGTGAGTGACGTGACCAGCCAGAAGCTGGTGCGCTTGGCCGCAGACCGTCCCCGTGGCCTGCTGTGCCACCTCGACGAGATGAACAGTTGGGTCAAGAAGCTCACCGACAAGGCCAGTGGCGAAGACCGTTCGGCGTGGGTTGTCAGCTACGAGTCAGAACACTACGAGATGGACCGGGTGGGCGCTGGGTCGATCCACTGCGAGAACCTGGCGATGAGTATCTACGGCAACATCCAGCCGCAGGTGTTCAAACAGAACCTCAAGGCACTGTCGGCCGACGGCCTGCTGCAGCGCTTCATCCCCGCCATTCTGCGCGGGAACAAGACCAAGCTGGGCCACCCCGTGCCCGAGTGCTTCACCAGTGCAGCGGCATGGGAGAACACCTTGCGCCTGACCTACGCCCTGCCACCTCAGTTGTACCACCTGTCTGCTGACGCCTACACCGCCTATCGTGAGTTCCAAACGTGGTACGAGGACGCCAAGCAGGACGAGCGGGTGCTGGACTGTGGCACCGAGTACATGACAGCGTTCGGCAAGCTCGAAGGTCTTGCTGGCCGGTTGATCCTCATGTTCCACATCATCGAGTCACCGTTCGCCCCGAGCGTGTCGGTGGATCTGGTCAACCGGGTGGTGGCCTTGGTGCGCGGGTATGTGATCCCGGCGTATCGGTACGCACTGGGCGAGGTGGGTGGGGTCATCGAGAATGACTTCGAGCAGTGGGTGACGGATCACATTATCCAGATCAGCTCGGACACCACGATGGTTGACCTGCGCACACTCAAGCGCTCGGGTAGGCGTCAGCTTGAGGGTAAGACCGAGTGGCAGAAGGACCAAGCGGTCATGGACGCCATGCTCATGCTGGAGCAGTCGGGCTGGGCGATTCAGATCGAGGGTGAGCTGCACAAGCGCAAGGTCATGTGGGCCATCAACCCGAGTTTGCCCACCATGTTCAAAGACTACCGCGAGATGGTGATCAAGGCCAAGCAGCGCCACGCCGACTACATTTACCGGTACGCCTACGACAAGGGCAAAGAGCGAAAGCTGGTCAAGGGGTATGACCCCGAGAAAATGGACAAATGAGAAAAGCCCGGGTGACCGGGCTTTTTGTTTAGAAGGGTGCTGGTGGCAGCTTCTCACGCTGCTGCCGCTCATAGTCCTTGATCTGTTGGGCGGTCCAAGGTATCGGACCACCTGGTGGAGGGAAGGGCCAAACGGGTGCGGTCATGTGTTTCTTTCGCGTAGTGTGTCTTCAATGGCTCGGTACAAAACCACACCCGAATAAATCGCCATGAGGTCTTGCAGCTCCTCATCCGTCAGCCCCACCCAAGGCTTCGGCGCAACAGGCCACGGCTTACCATCGTGGTAAGTTTTCACGGGGACGGGTTGGGGTGCGGGTGGGGTGGCTTGCTCGGCTTTATCAATCTCTGCACCAATGAAATCAAACAGCGTTTCATACTTGCTGAACCAAATTGTGTCGGCAATTTGCCCTTGCTCATTTGCAGCGATAAGCGTCCCTTGCACAGCCTTCAATGTCGCCAACAGGCTAGGCTCCTGCACAGCTTTGCACTGGTCGCAGTCGTGGTTTACACAGCCGATCTTTGGCCAGTCGTTGTAGCTCAAGCCAATCGTGACGGCATCCTCTGCCATCTTGTGGAGGGCGTCTTGGCTGATGATGGATTGCAGGGCGGCTTCTGCGGCGATCCATTCATCAACACCGACATCTCCTTGGTTGCGCATCACCTCCAGAGCCTGTTTCACTGCGGCCAGTTGTTGTTCGTTCATTTGGTTTTCTCCTCGGTTATGTCTTGAACTTGGGCGTCTCGCCAGTAGCAGCGATCAACATTTTGGCCCATGCCATATGGATGAGCGAGGACTTCGTACCCTTTGGCATGAACCTCGATCTGCAGTACCACCAGCGGTTTGCGGAACCAGCGAGTCTCAACCCTGTGACGTTTGGCTCCGGTCTTTGTGTGGGTCACGCTCATGCTTGTTCTCCTGTTGCTTTGGCTAGGGCGGCGCGGGCTGCATCACATGGAATGCCTTTGCGCTCGGCAACATCGGCCAGCACCTTCAACGCATTAAGCAAATCAGCATTGACACGCAACAAACACTCGTAGTGCGCTGGCCCCCATGTGTGGCATCCGGGGCCGTGTGTGCCGATGCGCTCGGAGCGGTTCTGCTCCCACGTCAGGGCTTTGTTCAGGCGCTCGACCTCGGCTTGCAGGTCACACACATCGCACTTGCCTTTGAGTCGGCCATGCTCACAGTCTCTTGTTGGGTCGTGGTCACTCATTGGAGTAGTACCTTTCATCGCCTTGGCAGTAGTCATCTTCCCGTACCGCCTTTATTGTTTTAGGGTGAAGTTTTGCTCGCTCGTCAGCACGGACAAGGGCTTCAAAGGTTTTGAGTTCGGCTAATGTGAACACGAAGTGACCCGTCTTGGTCACGGTCGCACCACTGGCCATCTCAATCGTGATTCTCATGGCCAAACCCTTTCAATGATTCCAGCAACCATGCCGCCGATGAACGACAGCCCGATATAGACCAGCACCACGATGGCCCACAGCTTCAAGGTCTTGCGCCAGTGCGAGGGTGTCTCTTGGTTGATCATCGGGTAGCTCTGCCGCACCTTGGCTGGCTTGGCGATGCCGAGGTATTCTTCTGCTTGTCTGCGGTTCATGCTCCACTCCTTTGGCAATACTGTTTGAGTTCATGGTCGAAACGCTTTTCGTTGTCGCCGAACCACCAGCGGAAACATTGTTCTGCCGTTGTGCCAAGCGCTTTCTCAGCATCCTCATACCCTTGGTCGTAGGCGTTCTCGACGGTGATCATGTGCAGCACACCGGCCAAGGCCACCGCCAACAGAATCCAAATCTTGTTCATGCCGCACTCCTCAAGATAAGCACCACCACGGCGACGATGCCGATGGCCAGGGCAATCTCGCCCCAGAACTGCACCAAAGGGTGCCGACGTGGGCGTTCAATGGCGTAGGGTGAGAACCCAAACGCCTCCTCGGTGGTGCGCGGGTAGCGGTAGGTGATGGGGTCGTGGCGTTTCATTGCATGGTCCTTTCGATTTCGGATGGGTCAACGTGCATCAGTTCTTGGAGATACACAGCAAACGATGCACGGGTCTGCTGGTCGAGGTTCATGGCGCTCAGTCGGGTGACCAGCTCAGACAGTGCTGAGTTCCACCCGCTGGCAAAAACCCATTTGGCTGCGTCCTTGGGTGAAAGGCCCAAGTCGCCATAGAGTCGGTCGTAGTGTTCGATTGCGTTCATGTTGTGATTGACCTTTTCAAACTCAATTTTTGGACATGACCGATTGATCATTTGAAACCTGATTTTTGGACATGGCCGATTTATTAATCGAATCGGTTGACCTTTTCAAACTCAATTTTTCGACATGACCAATTTCCGGGGTCAACACCCCGAACAGGCTGGGGGCCATCGCTTCAACGATGCCCAGAACTTCAAGCAAGCGAATAGTGGCCGCACCTGGGCCACGTTCCCCGGTTGTCCACTTTTTGAGGGTGAACACGGGCACACCCAGCAAGGCGGCCGCCTGGGCATCATTCAATTTATGCCGGTCTATCAGCGCCAACAAATCAGCGGTAAATTGAGGGTTTTGGGGCGTTTTGGGGGGCTTTTTGTCAGTCATAAGGGGTGGCATGGGGTAAGGTCAAAAAATGCCCCTAGGCTTTATCCTAGGGGCGCGGGTTACTGGGTTATAGGTCTAGGAACTTTTCAATCAAGGGAAGCACGATAGCCGCCCCGATGGCGACAAGAACTGCGGTAATCATTTTTCCCCCAGTGCGTCTCGTATCTTGCGCAGGGCTTTAGACACTGCGCCGGGTTTGTATTCGTTGCTCTTGTCATGGTCTTCCACGAATGGCAGGGCAACATAAAGAGCTTCTCGCAGGGCTTCGGCGCCATTCTCTGCGCCTTCAATGGCGTCAAAAATGACGCTCTTATCATGGTCATTCGATACATCAGGGCACGGGTAATGCCCTGCGAGTCTTTGGAAGCAATCAAGAAAAAATTCTTTGTATTGTTCAGCGCTTCCGTTGTGCTTTTCCCAGTCTTCTAGGGTGTAGGTGTCTTCGATCTTGTCTTCAAGTTCCAAGACTTGCGCTTCAAGTTCAGCAACCCGGGCCAACAGTTCAGCGGTGCGGGTGTCGCCTGCCATGTAGGCGGCTCGTTCTTGGTCTTCGATGGTGTATGCGGTGTTCATGGTTTACCCCTTATTGGTTGATAAATTTACTGATGCCGCACTTAGCGGCGTGGATAGACTTGAAAGACCGGCAATAGAACTTGCTTTGCACCCTTACTTCGGGTCGATCAATGTAGCCATGTATAAAAAAACCCTTGTAGTTGATTGTGAACATGGTTTAGGCTTCCAATAGTTGTTTGATGCGGGCAAGTTCAGCGCGGGCGGTTTTGAGCGCTTCGGCTTCGAGTTCCTGCGCGACTTCGGCCAAATACTTATTGTCGGTTCCATAATTGCAGTCAATACCCCAAAGGCTGGCGGCATGGTCATGCAAATCGATACCCTTAAACGACACGGATAGCACCACGCCACAATAAAACCATTCGTCATTTTCCCAGCGTGTCACGTCTTCGGGCGTGTAGCATTCTGAGTCGCTGGGTTTTGTGTCAAGGTCATAAACGACACGGGCGGTAAAGTCGAACCCTTCGCGGGTCCATTCGATTTGATCCCCTGCGCAAACGTAGGAATCAAACTGGGGGAAAGTTGCTTCTGTGTTCATGGTGCACCCCTTAGAACACGACATAAAGAAAAGTCCCTGGGAGCGGTTCACCGATGTAATGGGTGTTTGCTTCCAAGTATTCGCGCACCGCGTCAATCTTGTCGTCTTCGCCGTCGCAGTCTGACAAGTCCACGGAATAATTAGACGCCACGTCTTCCCAATGGTTCTCGTCATATTCGCAGCAGATTGCCACGACGTCCAGTTCCATCTCAGTACCGGTGTCGGCTTCGAGTTCTTCAAAGTGATTGAAAAGCATTTCTAAGCCTTCGGCCGTGTAGCTATCGGCGCGGCCGTAGCGTCGGAAGGCTTCGCGGAAGTCGGAAAAATCAATGGTTGTTTTCATGGTTACAGTCTTTCAGGGTTACGGGTTACAGAGAGAAAAAGAACACGCTCAAACAATAGAGCGCTGCAAAGGTTGCCAAGGTGTAGCACGTCACGGCAAACCCGCTGGGGGCTTGTTCGCGGTGGCGGTCGACGTTCATTTGTTCGATGATGTCTTGCGAGTTCATGCAGTGAGTCTCCAGGGGTTACGGGTTACAGACAAGCCAAGTATACCACCCACTGGGTTTGGTTTGTCAATAGTCCACGAAAAAAAGATTCTAGGGACAAACCCTTACCCACTGGGTGCTCAGTGACAAGGTGGCGACAAATTGCACTTTTATCAAGGGGGGTTGATTTTGGGATTCTGTGATTTCTTGTGCTTTTTAAAACATCGTAGATTTTTGCCTTGCCTGCGCGAAAGGCGCATTTGTCGCCAAAGCCCCAAAAGCACCCACTGGGTGCTGGTTTTCCTTACCCACTGGGTGCAAATGGCCCCACTGGGTTAGCCCACTGGGTGAACCCACAAACCCACTGGATCGATGGATCAAATGGCCCGAGCACACTAACCCACTGGGTGCAGCTTGATTCTCTAACCCACTGGGTGCAGCTTGATCCGCTCACCCACTGGGTTTCGGTGCCTGGGGTGCATGGGGGGAGGGGGTGCATTTGGTTTTCGGGGGGAGGGGGAGGGCCGACGGTGACATGGTCACGGCTACGTAGGCATCACAAACCCCGTGAAAAATTTTTGCAAATTAAAAACCCAATGGGTAGCAGTTACACACTAGACACACCAATTCAATTTACATTACACTCACAGCACTATGGAACAAGGCACACCCCTCGTCATAGGCACGGCTGTCGCCAGTGAAACTCCGCTACCCAACTGGCTGTCCGTGCCTGACCCCAAGCCCCCGAAGCTCCCCGCAGCCTCGCGTGAACTGCTGCATCTCGAATATGAGCAGATCTTTGAGCGAGTCGTGGAGGACATTTATCGTGGCCGATCACTGCAGGCGCTGATACAGGATGACCACCGGGCCATCTCGTATGAGGACTTCTTGCGCTGGGTCAAGCGTGACCCACAGCGATACGAGCGGTTCAAGGAAGCGCAGGAGATGCGCACTGAGTTCATTGCAGCGGAGATCCTAGAGATTGCCGATGGGGTGGACGCGATTGACCCATCGTCAAGTGATACGGTCAACCGTGACAAGTTGCGCATCGACACGCGCAAGTGGCTCATGGGTGCACACAACAAGAAACGCTACGGCGAAACCAAACAGATTGAACTCGGTGGCACCATCTCGATCACCGAAGCGCTGGCACAAGCCCAGGCTCGGGTGATCGAGGCCGAGGTGATTGATGTGACCCCGAGGATCGACTGATGCAGAAGCCCCGTTACTCACCAGAAGATGAGCAGATGCTCATGGCCCAGCTCTGGAGCCCGTCCATCAAAGACGACCCCGAAGCGTTCGTTCTGTTTGCGTTCCCTTGGGGGCAGAAGAACACCCCACTCGAACACTTCAAAGCACCCAGAGCGTGGCAGCGTCGAGCACTGCGCAGGATCGCAGAGTTCATCCGCATCAACCGTGGCAAGCTGAACAACGACGAGCTGATCGACGCACTGCGCAGAGCCGTGTCCTCGGGTCGTGGTGTGGGGAAGTCGGCACTGGTGAGCTGGCTGATCCTGTGGATGCTGACCACTCGCATCGGCAGTTCAGTCATCGTCTCGGCCAACAGCGAGAACCAGTTGCGCAAAGTGACATGGGGTGAGCTCACCAAATGGGTCACGATGGCCATCAACGCCCACTGGTGGGAACCCACGGCCACGAGCCTGAACCCGGCCAACTGGTTGACCGATCTGGTCGAGCGTGACCTCAAAAAGGGCACCCGCTACTGGGGTGCCGAGGGTAAGCTGTGGAGCGAAGAGAACCCAGACGCCTACGCCGGTGTCCACAACATGGACGGCATGATGGTGATCTTCGACGAAGCCTCGGGTATCCCAGATTCGATCTGGTCGGTGGCCGCTGGCTTCTTTACAGAGAACATCTTGGACCGGTACTGGCTGGCGTTCTCCAACGGCCGACGCAACACCGGGTACTTCTACGAGGCCGTGGACGGGTCGAAACGGGAGTTCTGGGAGAGCGAGAAGATCGACGCCCGCACCGTTGAGGGCACCGACAAGAGCATCTATCAGCAGATCATCGATGAGTACGGCGAGGACTCCGACGAGGCCCGTGTCGAGGTCTACGGTGACTTTCCCAAGAGCGGCCAAGACCAGTTCATCTCACCCCACATCGTTGATGACGCGATGAAGCGCGACCGCTACAAGGACATGACCGCACCGATCGTGATTGGCGTGGACCCGGCCCGGGGCGGCATGGACAGCACCGTCATCGCCGTGCGCCAGGGTCGTGACATCGTGGCAATCAAACGCTTCAAGGGCGAGGACACCATGAGCGTGGTGGGCCACGTCATCGACGCCATCGAGGAATACCGGCCGGCGCTCACCGTCATCGACGAGGGTGGGCTTGGGTACGGCATCCTGGACCGTCTGAGTGAGCAGAAGTACAAGGTGCGCGGGGTGAACTTCGGCTGGAAGGCCAAGAACCCGGTCATGTGGGGCAACAAACGCGCTGAGATCTGGGGTGCCATGCGCGACTGGCTCAAAACCGCATCGATCCCGCAGGACAGGCTGCTCAAGAGCGACCTGACCGGCCCGATGAAGAAGCCCAACTCGGCCGGCACCATCTTCCTTGAGGGGAAGAAGGAGATGAAGGCCCGTGGGCAAGCCTCGCCGGACGCCGCCGATGCGATTGCTGTAACTTTTGCGTACCCTGTGGCACATCGCGAGTACAATGAGCGCACAACGATTCGGCGCAACGCGCAGAATGGGTCGGTTTCAACATCTTGGATGGGGTCGTGATATGGCTAAAAAAGGCGTTTCATTGTCAGTCGGGCGCGGCGAGAAGCTGCCCGTGTCCAAGGGTGCTGGCTTGACTGAAAAAGGCCGTGCCAAGTACAACCGCGAGACTGGATCGAACCTCAAAGCCCCCGCCCCCAACCCCAAGACGAAAGCAGACGCAGGCCGCAAAGCCAGTTTCTGCGCCCGCATGGAAGGGGTCGTCAAAAACGCCAAAGGCGATGCAGAACGCGCCAAGGCATCACTCAAACGATGGAAGTGCTGATCATGGCTACAAAACCCGGACTCTATGCCAACATCAACGCCAAGCGAGAGCGTATCAAAGCCGGTTCCGGTGAGAAAATGCGCAAGCCTGGTGCCGCTGGTGCGCCCACCGCCAAGGACTTCAAAGAATCGGCCAAGACGGCCAAGAAGCCAAGCAAGGGGAAGTGATGCCACTCGTCAAAAGCGCATCAAAAGAGGCGTTTCGCAAGAACGTCAAGGCCGAAGTTGCCGCTGGAAAGCCCACAAAACAGGCTGTTGCCATCGCCTACAGCGTCAAACGTGAAGCCCAAAAACCCGCCCCAAAAGGTAAAAAATGACTATAAAAGCCCTTCAAGACTGCCTAATTGTTCGCCCCGATGTGGAGAAACACGAGCTGTTCATCATGCTTCGGGAGAAGAAGACTGGCACCGGTGTTGTCGTGTCCGCTGGACCCGATGCACAGGACATCAAGGTCGGAGATCGGGTACTATTTGGTGATTCGATCGGTCAGGACTTAAAATGGGAAGGTGACGAGCTGCTGGTCATGCGAGAATCACACACCCTCGGAGTATTTGACGAATGAAAGACACTACCGGAATCGTAGCCGCAGGCAATGTGGCAAACAACGGCCCATACCCGTCAAAAGGCGGCTCTGAGGACATTCTTGCCGTTGCCCGTTCGCGCCTGACAATGGCGATTTCGGCGTTCTCGGAAACCCGAGAAGACGAACTCGACGACCTGCGCTTCTATGCGGCATCCCCCGACAACCAGTGGCAGTGGCCTGCCGATGTGCTGCAGACCCGTGGCGCTGTGCAAGGTCAAACGATCAACGCCCGCCCCTGTCTGACCATCAACAAGCTGCCGCAGCACGTCCATCAGGTGACGAATGAGCAGCGCATGAACCGCCCCGGCATCAAGGTCATCCCCGCTGATGACGAAGCCGACGTGGACATGGCCGAGGTGTTCAACGGCGTCATTCGCCACATCGAATACATCAGCGATGCTGACGTGGCCTACGACACCGCTTGCGAAAACCAAGTGTCGTTCGGCGAAGGTTACATCCGCTTGCTCACCGAGTATTGCGACGAAGACACCTTCGACCAAGACATCAAGATTGGCCGCATCCGCAACAGTTTCAGCGTCTACATGGACCCCATGATCCAAGACCCCACCGGTGCAGATGCCCGCTGGTGTTTTGTCACGGAAGACCTGACAAAGGCTGAATACGAGCGCATGTACCCCAACGCTGCGCCCATCACCACCCTGATGAGCCTTGGCGTGGGTGACCAGTCCATCTCGCAGTGGATCAACGAAAACACCATTCGCATCGCCGAGTATTTCTACATCGAGTACGAGAAGCACACGCTCAACTTGTACCCTGGTAACCAGACAGCGTTCAGCGGCACCCCCGAGGACAAGTCGTTGCGCATGATGTTCGGCAAGCCCCTGCGCTCACGCGAAGCTGACCGCAAAAAGGTCAAGTGGTGCAAGATCAACGGCTACGAGATCTTGGAAGAGCGCGAGTGGGCCGGTGCATACATCCCCGTGGTGCGCGTGGTCGGCAACGAGTTTGAGGTTGACGGCCGCATGTACGTCAGCGGTCTGGTGCGCAACGCCAAAGACGCCCAGCGCATGTACAACTACTGGGTGTCGCAGGAAGCTGAGATGCTGGCCTTGGCCCCCAAAGCCCCCTTCATCGGCTACGGTGGTCAGTTTGAAGGCTACGAGCAGCAGTGGAAGACGGCCAACACGAACAACTGGCCCTATCTGGAAGTCAACCCCGATGTGACCGATGGTCAGGGTCAGGTGCTGCCTTTGCCACAACGCGCACAGCCACCGATGGCCTCCAGCGGTCTGTTGCAGGCCAAAGCGGGCGCTGCCGAAGACA